AACTATCATATGATGAGAAGAATAGTGAAGACTGGTTGCTTGATAAGACTGAAACGTTTTGTCAAGACAAGGCTCTATACAATGCTATTAGAACATCAATTGGTGTTTTAGACCAGAAGGACAACAATCTAGACAAGGGGTCTATACCAAAGATACTTCAAGACGCTTTGGGTGTATCCTTTGACAATAGCGTAGGTCACGATTTTCTTGAGAACGTTGATGAGCGATATGAATTTTATCATCATAAAGAGGCCCGCCTTGAATTTGATATCGATCTACTAAATACAGTCACGAAGGGAGGTCTTCCTCGTAAATCCCTCAATATCATTCTTGCTGGCACAGGCGTAGGTAAATCACTTGCAATGTGTCATTTTGCTGCTAGTAATTTTATGCATGGCAAGAACGTATTGTACATTACAATGGAAATGGCCGAAGAACGAATCGCTGAACGTATTGATGCAAACCTACTTGACGCATCTATTGACGAAATTCATATGATGCCTAAAGATGTTTTTGAAAAGAAAATCAATCGACTGAAGAGTAAAACTACAGGCAAGTTGATTATAAAAGAATATCCAACAGCATCTGCTGGCTCTGGCCATTTCCGTCATCTGCTAAACGAATTAAAACTCAAGAAGAATATTACACCAGATATCATCTACATCGACTATCTGAATATTTGTACAAGTAGCCGCATAAAAGCAAACGCTATGGCGAACTCTTATACTCTAATCAAGTCTATTGCCGAAGAACTTCGTGGTCTTGCTGTAGAATTTAATGTTCCAATTGTATCTGCTACTCAAACGACTCGCTCTGGGTTTAGTAGTTCAGATGTTGGTCTTGAAGATACTTCTGAGTCGTTTGGTCTACCTGCAACGGCTGATTTTATGATCGCTCTCATTGCTACAGAAGAGTTAGAGCAACTTGGTCAAATTATGTTCAAACAGTTGAAAAATCGATGGGCTGACCCAAATAACCATAAACGATTTGTTGTTGGTATTGACCGTTCGAGAATGAGGTTTTATAACGTAGAACAATCTGCTCAAGACGGTCTCGTAGATGATACTCCTGTTATGAGCAATAGTCCGTTTGGTAAACGATGGGAGGAAGAAGAGAAAGACTCTAGCCTTTCTAAAAAGTTTGGCAAGAATATATGGAAGGCTAGTTTTGCGTAGTCATTTGCTGAAGACAAAAAAAACCGCCTCGAAGAAGCGGTTTTATTTACCTATCAGCGTGGTCGAACGCAACCCCAGCGACACCTTAGTGTGACTTCGACTTTTCCTTGCTTTGGATTGATATGATCCTAACACTTGCCTCTTGTACTCCTTTGAATACACTAACACGCACCCAGTGTTCTATTTATACAAAAAATGTATTTAAAACGAAACTTTTTTGAATTATTTTTCATTTTTATCGTGTTTTGGGTTGACATTTCTCGCATATGCTGTATAATAGCTTATATGAAATATTTAATTAATCTCTTTCTTAATAGCTCATTCTATCAGCTTTATTTTCCAACAGGTATGTATTCTATAGTTTCCGTGGGAGTAATGATGGTTATAGAAATAGTTTATATTCTTATTCTTTTGTTGTGTTGCTTTCTGTTAATACGATGATTATTATAGAAACAAGAGGTGGCATCAAAGAAGACCGAATTCTTGCTGAAAATGTTATGGATTTTTGTGTTAAGAAATTATTATCACGGCATCGAAATTTAAATATTCAATGCATAATCCGAAACACTTTAAAAGAGAATGCATATGGGTTTTGCTATAAAGATGTTGGTTATAAATCATATGTTATTGAAATAGATAATCGATTATCTCGTGATGGAATTATAGAAGGGATTGATGATGGCGTTGATGCATTCATTTCTACCGTTTGTCATGAAATGGTTCATGTTATGCAAAATGCAACTAAACGTATGGTAAGCACTCATAGCTGGAGATGCAAGGATGGCAAATACAGGAGATTCTCTAAAAAAGAGCCGTGGGAAACAGAAGCATATGCCTTGCAAGGTCCATTAGCAAAAGAATTCATTATGAATAATTTTAATCGTCAAGGAATATATGTCAATTAGAAATGTTTATTTTGTTAGAGGATTATCAAGTGCTTCTTGAAGCGACTCTCTCAGACTAGTATCCAGCTTTTCCATCTTGAGGTCTATGCGTTCTTCTGTTTCACGCATTGTATTTCTAACATCCTTTTCAGACTCACGAGAAAGCTTTGACAATTCTCTCATACGAACATCGATACCTCTTTCAAGGTCTTTCATACGACGGCTCGTATCGTCTGTTATTTTCTCTGTACGAATGATATCGGCTTTGAGTCCCTGTTTAATATCTCTGGTGTAATCGATTGCTTCATCTAACTTGGTAATCACAAGAGCATTGCCTGCTTTGATTTCCTGAATGTCGATGTTCTCAACAACTTCTTTCATCGCTCTATAGTCTGAATAAAACTCGAAGCCGCCCCACAGCCCACCACCGAGAGTAGATAGAACTGTAAAGAGGACCATGATTTTGCCCCCTTTGAGGTTTATTCCAGCAATTTCTACTTCGGCCATTACGCTCTCCTAATTCTCAAACTGCAATGCTTTCAGTTCACTGAGTTCTTTTTGAAGTTTAAGAATTTCTAATCGTTTCTTTGATAGTTCTAATTGATATAGCGTATCACAGTTAATTCTTGCCTTTGGTCTTGCGCCTAGCGGTATCACGATTCTAGCATATACGCCTACATCTGGTGACGATTTGCCAAAATTTGAACTGAGAGGATTAGTATTCTCTCCCTTTCGTACACCAGTGACGCCAAATTCGAAGTTTGTAGCAGAACCTATTGAGTTCTGACAGTCTAGATCGCCTGCACGAAATCTGTCGCTTCCAAACGAGTTAGATGCGCTCGGAATACTTAAATTCAAACTAGTTGATTGAGCATATGCCGAGGCGCTCATCAACAGTATCATCAAAAAAGCAATATATTTCATCGGTTAAATTTAGAACATATTCGAGATGAGACGAGCGTTCCTTTTCCTTTAATTATCTTCGATTTCGTACATACATAGACAAGCTTGTCTACAGTTTTCTTTTTAAAATATATCTTAATAGTCTTTCTTTTTGTGTATGGAAGTTTAAATACCCTTTCAAAAGAAGCAAAGGGTAATTTTTTCCAGTCAGCATCATGGGCGGTTATTTCATAGTATGATACATCACTTCTTCTATTAAGCATTTTTATCTCGGTGAGATAAACATTGGGCACGCCCGAAGGTTTAACTTTAATATAAGCTGGCGTCATTTCATGAGCAGCAGCGCTAAACGATAACAATAGCGCTGCTGCTATAACTACATATTTCATAACATATCTACCTTACTTTGCGATGCACTCCGCATTTACGAGTGATGTATACGTACCAGCAGGAAACGCTTTACTGACGCCGTAGTCGACCTGTGAAGAAATTTTGAATCGTACTGTACCAGCAATAGTCAAATCATATTCGTGAGTGTTGTTAAACGTAATTTTATCTGTGTCATAATCTGCCATCAAAGCATCAGATACACTGTGAACCTCTACGTTGCCCGTAAACGTTTGAGTATCAGATAGCGATGGAGAACTTGAAAATGCGCTAGGAAAGGTAATCTTTCCAAGAAATGCATCAGCAAGCGCTACATCATAACGAATGATTGGTTGTACGCCACCATCTGCCACAGCAGTAGAAAGCCTACTAGCTAGTGGAGTGCCATAGATACCTTGCGTTTCGGTGAAGATTACGCATTTAGATTCTACTGTACCTGTGATGGGAGCGTCTTCGTTTGCCAAAGCAGTCGTTGCAAATACTGCTGCAACCGCCGATAACAAAAAATATCTCATTTGAACTTTATTGAGCATATTTTTATCCTCTCTATTTTTCGTATTGTGACCTAATTATCTTATTAAACTTCTGATCTTTAGATAAACTTCTCATTGCTTTTCTATTGTCAGGTAATGTAGCATCTTTTAATTCAACAGTTTCTTTATAGGTGCCGCCTTGTAGTTCGACAGCATAATATTCTTCAAACTTAGGAACCAAAGCCATTTGTTCAAATAATGCAGCAAGTTGAGCAGCATTAGTCATTAAGGGGTTGTTTGATCGTGCTAGTTGTCGCCTTCTGTCTTTATTTTCAAGTGAATTTTCTTCATCGGCTTTGCGCTCATCATCTTCTTCAATATCAACTGTTTGTGCAAGAGCGTTTTGCACCTCTTCTGAGTCAAAGGGATTTATAATCAGTGGTAATTCCCTATTTTCAACCGGTTGAGGACATAATGGATTTGTAAGTGGATTAACACAATTATCAAACGTATAGCTATAACGAACATTAGCATCTACGACTTCACCTTCGCCCGTTGTATTGAGACTGCCTTCGCCCCAGAGTATTCTCGGTATATTAGCGACAGCTAGATTTTTGACAATCGTCTGACCTTCTACGCCAGACCAATCATCAGTGCTTTCAAAAACATTCTTATCACCACCGCCAACTCTTTTGTTCTGAATTGTCACCGAGAAAGCATCTTCACGGATTTTATTTACTGTATAATTGTAACGCACTTGATTTACGATTAGACCAGTTTCAGGTGGTAGAACCAGATCCATATCCCATACTGTCACATTATCTGCTGCGTTCCTTGAAGTTGCAGATTTAGTTTCAGAGTATGCTGAGAATGGTAAGCAAACCAAGAACAATGCCGCCACCAATAAGGGTAATCGTGCTATCATCATCCATTACACTCCTAACTGTATTTTCTTCTTTCGGTGCTTTTTCTTCATCATTTTGCCAGCCTGCTTTAGCTTCAGCGCCAATCAAGCCATCATATGGACAAGGTGTTCCGGCGTGCATCATAGCATCAAAAACACGTTTGTCTTGACACATCACAGACACTGCTGCAACTTTCATACCCATATCATATAGCGTCTTAGCATTCTTCAGTTTTTCGCAGTTCATATCACGCACAGTCTTACCAGCAGAGAGACCTAGAATCTGAGTCTGCACTGCTCCCGCTACACCGATTGTACACAAATCAGAGTTAGACGAATTGATAGTAGGAGAGATAGCAGACGGTGGCGGAGACGTGACCGTAGTCTTAGAGTCGATCTTACTGGTATTATCAGTCGTTATTTTGTCTTCTGTTTGAGCATAAACGCTCGTAGATGCGAAAATCAAAGCGAACAAAGCAATGATAAATCTATTCATATCATCAATCCTAATATAATTTAACATTATGTCATTCGACTATTTATATAAAAAAAGTCTTTACAAACGATATTAAATATACTATACTATACTCATAAGAGTGAAATGAAAAGGATTAATATGGTGAGCGAAGAACAACGCATTATACTAATGAGCGATTTCATCGAACAAAAGTTGCGTAAAGAACAAGAACTCGATTACTACCTTAAAGAACTTTCAGAGTTAGAGCGTAAAATTGGATACCTTAAACGGGAAGTATCGTTGACCAATACTATCATTAATATGATAAAACACGAAACGATATATGATATTAAAGAAGAACTGATTGCTAACGAAAATAATATTTTGTTAGGCGAAGATAAGGAATCTTAGAGATGAAAACATATAGAATCGAACAAGCGAAATACAATCTCAAATGGTATAAAGATGCTGAGATGATGAAGAAATATGATCTAAATTGGGTACAAACTTTCAAAACGATGATATGGTCTAAACCAAAAGTCTTTCATACGTTCGTCTATAAGAATGATAAGCTGGTCGCATTGTTCTCTCGTAAGACTTTTCGAGAAGCAGAGTCCGTGGGCAAAGAGATATGTTCTTATAAATAAACGAAACAGAGCGAAATGAGAATTGTAAGGACATGCCATGCTTGGATTAAAACAGTTTATTAATAAGAACACGCTCTCTGAAGCATCATTTGGGCCGGCTAATTTTCCTAACGGAGTGGGAGGTGATAAACCCCAATCAGGAGAAAGAACTATTTATCCACCAGTAGCTGGTGAGGATTATGCATATCCAGAAGGGTTTCCAACATTAAAACAAACAGATTTAGTTGACAAAAATGGGGAAGTAATTAAAACAATTTCTGCAAACACTACTGTTTGGTTTGTTGCTCCAGCAACTCTTCATAAACTTATAGGAAGATCATGGTTTGCAAAGGTATCATTAAAATCTTATGATAAACCTTTTGATGGGTATATCATGATAGCTCATGTTGAAAAACCGGGCGGTAAGAG